TATTATTTATTTGTTAAATTTATCTGAACAGGAGCAGAATCTCTTTGTTTGCGATACTCAGCATACTTTTGACGATCCTCCGCCTTGCTCATATCTAAGTCCTGAATATTAAAAGGTTTTACAGTTTTACCTTCGATACTACTGGTTGATCCTGTCCCAGCTAAAGACCCTTTTCGGAAATGTGGGTTAGCATCTAAAAACTCTTTTACTCTTTCTTCAATTGTAAGTAGTTCTCCTTTTGCGTTATAGCGAATGTTTGAATTATTATCAAGTATTTCAATTCTTCCATCATCATTATAATTTACCTCGTTTTTTAATAATGATACGACTTGACTAGGTGCTATTGCATTTTGATTAGAAGCCATTGAAAGAATTGAATTATCAACGTTAATTGTTTTAACCTTTTCTTTCCATTTTGATAACTCTTGATCTTTTTCTGCTATTCTAGCTTTCATAAGATTTTCAAGATCTGCTTTTGTTTTAGCATCTTGAATTTCTTTTTCTTTAGCTATTTCTTCTTCTTTCTTTTTAGCTTCATCTAGCATTCTTTGAGTTTTTGCTTTTTCTGATTCAAGTCTTTGTTTTATTATTCTATCTAAATCTTCTTGACTAAATTGTGCTTGATTAGTTTTATTTTCTTCTGTCTTAGTTTCTTTTACCTCAACTTCTTGAGCATCATTTTTCGGTTGATTAACCTGTGTGTCTTCTGACATTTTTTCTCCTATTCAATTATTAAATTTCCATCTCGGTCATACCAATCTGGATTGACAAATGACCATTGATGACGACAATTATATCCTCCTCTAACGATAAATGGATCTCCTGGTTTTTTACCTTTCCAATTTCTTCGCCAAAGTTTCCTGACCTCATCAATAGTAAAAAGTCCACCATTTCTTTTATCATATGCTCCAGATCTTACAAGCCTACAGAAATCTCGAGTTGTAGGTATGTTACTTCCTTGATAAACTACATGTGTTAATCCAGCATCATTAGATTTAGCTAAATTAAGGGTTGCATCAAATTCTCTCAAAGAATCATTCAATATCTGACCAGCATACCTTTTCATGTTCTCGCCAGCTCTATCTCTTGCAAATTTTGATTGTAATGTTTGAATATTCTTATCTAATTTATTCTTTAATGCTTTGCCTTGTACTGTTCTTTTATCTAATTTTCTTAATCTTACTTCATCTCTTTTGATAGATTTTACTAATTCGTTTACTTCTGAATCTTTAGCAGATGCATATATTCCGTTTATAGTTCTTCTTAATTCTTCTTCAAGTTCTACAGGATCACTTCCTATCAAAGTATATTGATAAATTTTTTCTGATAATCTTCTTGTAAATGTATTAGATACATCTTTGAATTGAGTATAAGTTTGTCTTTTTAAATTTTGTATTAATGTCAAATCAGATTCAGTGAGCTGTTGAAATCTTAAAGGTATATTACCTACTTCTCTAAATGCTCTTTCTATTCTTTTAGCTTGTTTATTAAATCCATCTCTTACGACAGTATCAGACCATCTTAAGTATTCTTTTTCTAAAGTTTGTCTTATTAAAGGTTGTACTGCAATAGCTGATCTTAAATTAAATAATTTGAAGTCATCACTTTTAGGAAGATTCTTATTTACAAGATTGATTACATCAGTTTCTATTTTATCTAATGTTCTAATTAATGTTTCGTAATATTCTGCTTCTGCAATCTCTATGGATCTAATTCTATAATTAGTAAAATTTTCTACTATATTGGCCATTCATTAAACTTCTTCCTCTTCTACTTCTTGAGTTGTTTCTGGCTGTTGAACTTCGTCTTGAGTAAATTGTCCTAATTCTTTTTGTTGTTCTATTTCATCAAATATAACATTCAATTTTTCGTCATCATCTACAACTGCTCTAGCTATCTCTTTATCAATTTCTTTTTGTAATGTAGGCGATTCAATATTGATTGCTTTTGCTTGTTGAAAATATGCAAGATCACTAGCATAGTCTCTAATGTTAAATGAATCTGGATAATTTATTTCTCCATCAAAAACTGTATTTTGAAACATTGCATAGCATCTAAATAATTGTTCTTCTGCTATTTCTAAATTATCTGCTTTTTCAGATAATCTTGCATTCAATAATTCAAATTCTGTTTGTAATGCTATTCCTGATGATACTGCTTGTTTAGTTGTTCTTACTGCTCCTGTGTGTGCAATTCTATTTATAGATTCTACTTTGTGATTTATTGATTGCATGAGTCCTTGTAAATTTTGTCCTGATGGTTGTAATAGATATGGTTTTAAATTAGGTTCCATTTCTTCTGGCATTTCTATAACTGCACCAGCTCCAGCACTTGCATTTACTGATGGAGTCTTTACTAATGATGGGTGGTTTGTTAATCTGATCAGTTGCTCTATTTCTGAAAATTCATTATAAATAGATTTTTGTAAATCTGCAATATCTGCCAAATCGGAAATTCCTAAACCTTTTTTGTGGCTCTTTGAATTATAAAGAATAACTGCTGGTATTCGTCCGATCTGGTTATCGGCAGTATCTATTGTAGTTGGATCCGATCTATCATCTTTTGCATATATTGTTTCTATTCGATCTGGAAACCATAGTCTAAAATAAGTACCACCATCTTTGTCAACTTCTTCTCTAATTTTAAGATAGTCTAAATAATATTTTCCATTAACTTCTCTTTTAAAATTCCAATCTAAAACATTTTCTGGAGTCACTAATGATAAATAGGGTCTTATATCTTGTTCTAGTTCTTCTGCTCTTGTTCTTGTTTGTATCGCTGGTTTATCTAAAATTAAAAAACAATGTCCATATATTGATGAATATATTTGTGCTTGTTTCATTACAGAATTAAAACTGTTACCTTCTAAATCTGCATCTTTTAAGAATGATTCTAAACTAGGATCATCTGCCATATCTCCAAAATCTCTTGAAGCTTTTACTCTAAATAAAAATGATGAATATATTTGTATAATATTCTTACAATGATTATCGCAAGGTGTATTTCCTAATCTTTGATTATATTCGTTATCTAATTCAAGATTATATCTATTTAGATATTGACCGATTGTGTAATCGTATCCTCCGTTGAAACTACGTATGAAAAATTCCCATTGATTAACATTCTCTTTGTAATCTTTATGAGTATCAAATGCTTCGTCTCTTGAATATGCCATAATTATTTATGAGTCCATCTTATAGGTTTAAAAGGTTTCGAATCTGCTATCAAAGGTTTTATTATTTCAATGCAATATCCAATACTATCGTTCATATGGTCGAAACCTTCTTCCTTATCAGGAATATTTGTATTTTCCTTATATATCTGTCTTTGTAAACCTTTAATTATAATTTTGCAAGATGGATTAACAAATATGTGTCTTTTACCATTTGCTGATTTTAATCTTGAGTTCACTGCATTTATTCTATCTCTTACAGGACTATGCTTTAATTTACATTTAACGTTGAATCCTGCATTCTGTAAGATTGTTAAATCTGTTCTTCCTCCAGCAGATGTTTTTCTTTGACGACATGCTGGATCTGGATAAACAAAAATTTTAATTTTAGATCCATATCTATTTCTTATTTCTTCGACCATTTCATCGGTATTACTTGAATAAATAACTATTTCGTCTTTAAAATGTATTATATCTTTGTCTATTTGACATACAGAAGCTGACATCGGATCTACGTTAAAATCTAATCCAATATGTAAAGGTTTTGACCAATCAATATTACTATGCTTAACATTCTCTACAGGGTGAAAATTATAATAAACTGATCCAGCATAATTCTCAAATGTCCCTTCAAATTCTTGTCTATAAGTTCTTATATCTACATCTTGCTTAGCTTGATCTAATTCTTCTTCAGAAACCATTCCACCTTGAAGAGTTGTATATTGAAAACTTTTCCATTCTTTATCTTCTCCTTGTCCTTTTAAATACATTCTATAGGACCAATTACCATAACCTTTAGGAGATCCACACATTAGTACATGACCAAGCGTATCTGCAACAGAGGCTCTTAATACTTCTGTCCATGCTTTTTCTTCTATATCTGCAAATTCATCTAATATTAAAAAATCTAATCCTACTCCACGAAGAGCATCATAATTTTCACAACCTTTTAATGATATAATACTTCCTGTCTTTTTTATTTTAATTGATAGGTTTGTTTCATTAATAGAATCAATCCAATTAAAATCATGTAGCATTTGTTTTAATTTAGACCATACGATTTCTCTAGCCATCTTAAACGTAGGTGCTACATACCATATATTTTTATTTACCTGACAAGCATATTTCATCATTTCAGTAATACATAAAAAAGTTTTTCCAAATCTTCTCCCTGATATTAAAACTCTAAATCTATTATCTGATTTCGATACTGCTAACTGCGGTCTTGTTAGGCTGATTTTCATGGCATCCAAATTTTATATAAACCTTATACTCATTAACATCTTCTCTGCCTAGTTCTACAATTTTATTATATGATTGATTATATCCATCTAACATACACTCATAAGCGTCAACATATTCTACTTCGGATTGAAAGGGAGCAAGGCATGTAGTTTTGCCATCTACAATAGAACACATTAAAAAAGTTAAAATAAATTTCATTCAAATTGATCCTTATGTGGTGTGTTATTAGCTATATCTTCTTCCCATTTATCTATAATTTTTTTATTATGATTTTCTTTAATCTTATTTAGATTATTTGTTAATGTGGTTATTTCTACATCTTTCAAATCAATCACTGCTTTTAAAGTATCTATTTCTTTTTCTAAAATTAATATTCTTACTTCAAGATCACTACTTCCTCTATGTTTAAGTTCTGTTTTTAATTTATTTATTAAACCTAATTTTTTTACGATCTCTGCTTTTGTCATTCTAATATTAAAGCTTTAATAGACTTTTCCCCCATGTAGATTTCTGTTTCAGCTTTACCACGATAACATTTATAAGTTACTGATTCTGAATAAGTTCGTTCTGCTTCTCTTTTACCTCTCAAACAAGATGCCATATTATCTTGAATACGATGCTCCTTGATCTCTCCATTTACAAACATTAGCAAAGCTATAACTGACTCTATCATTGTGAATTACCATTCGTATATTTTATTTCTCTATTAGCATCTTTTAACTTTTCAATATCTTCTAAAACTTTGTCCATTTGTTTTCTTAAAAATTCTATATTAACTTTGTTCAATGCCATATTCTCAATATGTTTATTTAATTTATCTGTGGTTTTATAAAGATCCTCAATCATCATAAACTGCTCGCTATCTGCTGGTAATGAGCCTAATTGTCCTCTAGGCCATTTTATTCTAAATTCTGTATTCTCCTCTAAATCTTTTTCCATTAATTGTAATCTAGTGTCAGTAATATTTAATCTTTCAACCATTTGAAAATAGCCCATTGTTCCTAAAGCAACGATTATAATTAAACTTGCAACTGTCTTAAATGGCATTTGCACTTTTGCTTCTTCGGAAATATTTAAAGGTTTATTGCTCATACTTTAAAACCTTTTCTCCATGCTTTCATACTCCAAAATGCAGGACTCAATGATTTTTGACCTTTTACTTTTGCAAGAATAGGACGAAACCTTGCAAAAAACATTCTCTGTCGTGTCGGATTATTTTTTTTAATTGATAAGTTAGGATCTCCGAACCTTACTACTTGAACTCGATTCGTTTTAGTATTTCTTACATAGACACCAAACTTTTTAGACTTACCAGGTGTTCTAAATGGTTTATTTAATTTTACAGATCTACCTTTGAATTTTGCCATACAAAGTAAATAGCACTAATTATCTACAAATGCACCCATAAAAATAACCTGAGCCATCTTTCATCTGATGTAGGTTAATTGGATAATCTAAATATTCTGTGAACTCTAATCTAATAATATCACAAAGAGAAAAGCAATCTACATCTGCTAATATCTTTATGTGATCTATCATTTGTTTAGTAACTTCGACTAGCGAATAAGTGCCATCATTATAGATAATTAATTCCATTATCTTTTAAAATGTCTTTGTCTCCATTGATTACAGACATAAACATCTTTTACAAAAAAACTTTTATAAACATTACAAAATGAGTGTTTATTACTATATTGACCACAATTGCCACAACTACCTCTACCTTGTGATGGTCTGAAATCTTGGGGTAATCTAAAATCTATAACTTCACCATTCGGATAAAAATTTGACCTTTTCATTTTCCTTGTCCTCTATATCGCATTTGTTTTTTAGATCTGCCTTGTCGTTTAGATTTATTCATTGTTTTTATTTTAGATCTGCTAGTGATTCTTCCGATTGAAGTACCTTTGTGCTTCTTCTCATACTGAACTGCTTTGCCAAATATATTACCTTTTTTCTTTGACATCTTTAGCTTCTATAATCAATGGCAATGGCTCATTGTAATTAGTTTGCTCTATCTTATCTTTCTGATCTAAATGTTGTTTACCTAGCCATATCATCATTGGAACTGAACCACCTAAAGCTTTTTCGAATTGTGCTTTTCTTAAACTTATTTTGCCCAGCTCTCGTCCCTTTTTTATATAGTGGACATAACTCCTTTGTAATGTCTTTGTTGAAACACCTACAAACTCTGCAATCTCTTGATATGTACAATGCAATTGCGCTAATTTCTTTATAGTTTCTACATCTACTCTTTTAATTGGTCTTGCCATTTTGTCCTTTTTATGTCTTTTTTAAGATAATTGCAATATGGAGCGTGAGGGTTGGAATCGCACCACCTTATTCATTGAGGGTATCAATAAACCTTCTAAAGCTCACGCAGGATATTTTTGTATCTTATCTCTTATTAAATTAAATAACTTCTTATCAAATAAATAAACATATTTGTATTTACCTTTAGTTATTTTATAGTCTAAGTTGTGATTTTTATCTAATTTATTGAATCTTATTCTATCTGAAATTGTTTTACTGTGAACTTCTTTTTCATTAACAATATATACTTT